CACCACTTTTGAGTCGGAGTCATTAGAAACGGTTGTTTCTCCTCTGTCGTTTTAGCCATAGTAATACAAAAACGCCGCCAATCCGGCGGCGTCGTCACAATACCGCAGAGTCGGCGGCGTTCCCTTTCGGGGATGCCTGTTATTTGGTTGTTCTACTCAGATGTCGGCGTCTATACGGTGAGTCAATCCAAAAGTCATTGGTTGGCTTTCGTCGTCGCTCTCTGCCTGCAATGCTACAATTCGTGCCCACCACGAATCACCATCGCCCATCTTGAGCAATTCACGGATGCGCTCAACTTCCTCCTCCGAAGCCTCCAAGGTCCATACATCACTCACGCGAACAACACCCCCCACCGCGTCCTGATGAGCTTCGGCCTGAGACCGAGCTTTGGATTCAGGCACAGTGGGTACTCACGGACCAGGTCATAAAAGCGGGCGCGTTCCAGGTCTTGCACTATGCCGTCAAATTCAAGCCATAGCTGGGCGTATCGCTTAGCATAGATTTGTACCACCAACTGCTGAGTATCAGTCATCGTTCCCCCTCACCTGTTTATCGCCTCAAGTTCGCTCACGAGGCTGTCAAATATCTCAAGTTTCTGATGGTCGTACCACCTGTTGAGCTCGCTCAATCGTCTCCGGTACTCCAAGCGCATGTACGAAACCGTCTCCTGGTATCTGGCATACACACTCTGCTCCCTCTCGTCGGCGGGATGCTTGAGTATAAAGCCCTCGTCAGCGGTCACAGTGCCCCTCGCAGCAAGTTTCATCGTGCTCCTTCCGTGTCACCCTCTTGACTGCCAACTCAACCGGCGGTGCTCCCTCGCTTAGAACGAAGGTCATCTCATTGGCACCGCCAGGGTTGTCGATCAGATAGCGCAGTAATGGATGCTCCCCTGCGTGTAAAGCTGCCTCAAAAGTGTGGCCGGTTGGTAGTTCGACGCTCAGTGCCATACTGCCACCTGGCAATGCCACTGTACCCACGACAAAGCCAAGTAGCAGGCCGCCGGTTCGCGGCTCGTTTACTCCGAGCGGGCAGAACTCGACGATCAGCGTCTCGCCCAGGTTCAGTTTCACATTATAAACTCTATCGTTCGTTCTCAGTTTCATCATTCCTCCCTCGTGCCGCCTTCCTCAAATCCGCCGTCCTCGGCTCGAACTTCGGCGGCTTCTGCTGCGCCTTGAGCCCGGCGTTGACCAGGCGCTCCACAGCGTCCACGGCGGTCAGCAGCGCCTGGCGGATAGATACCCAGAAGCCGAGGTCGGGTGTCATCGTCTCCACGGCCACAATCCCCACCACAAATCACGAGGGTTACCCGCACCTTTATAGCGTGTCTTTTGAGTATCAAACATGGTCACATCACAAATTGAGACGAAGAGATTCGTAGCAACACATTGATAATGCCACACACAAATCCACCTTTAGCACTTCCTCCCGCTTGACGATCCGCAGCCGCTTGCCGTCGTCGGTCAACTTCCGGTTGGCGTTGTCCACGTGCTTGCGCAATACCGCGTTACCGTCGTGCGCGATCCGGCGCTGCATGATCAAGTCGAGCAACTGCCGGTCGGCCTCCAGGCGTTGGTTGCCTTGCGAGAACTTCTTTAACCAGGCCACGCCGCCCTTGCGCAATCGCCCCGCCATGTCGTGCAACTCGGTCGGATCGTAGCATACCTGCACCACGTTGTAATTCGCGCACAGCCAGCGCACTACTCGCTCCGGCCCCGGTCGCTCCTCTGTTCCTTGAAAGTCAATTCCCTGTCCCGGCTTGGCCTGCCACGCCTGGACGAATCTCACCGCCAGGTCGTTGGCACGCCGCTTCGGGTGGCGGCTCACGGCCACGATGCCGAAGCAATCACTCACCGCATCGGTGCGCCCCGTCGCCGCATCCAGCGCCACTACCAGCGGCACTTTCGGGCCAAGATTCGGGAGCATCTCTTGGCACTTGTCCCACAAGATCATGTTGGGCAAGAATCGCTCCGTATCCTCAATGTCCTCCCACTCGGCCTCCAGCAATACCCGCACTTCTGCCGCCGTCAGCGTCAGCGCCCGCTTATCCACGAATCCCGGCTCCAGATTGGCCGCATTGTCGGCGGTGAGCAACGTCACGACCAGCGATTGCGCCTTAAAACCGGCGTGCGGATCGTCGGCCACCGGCGGGCCAAAGTACTCAAATAGCCAGTGTTTACGCGGCGTCGTGGTGATCCAGATTTGCGGCGATTCGCCTGCCGGGCCGGGGATGCGCACGCGCCCATCCAGCACCTTGAGCGCGTCCGCTTTCTTGCGCCTGCGGGCCTCATCGAAGTGGGCAAAGTTGACGTTTGGCCCTTCCCACGCCCCTGGATCGTCTATCCCGCCGCAGTAGAGCGTCGCGCCATTGCGGAACACGATGCTGAACGGGCGGTATGGCTCCCACGTCTGGTGTTGCATTCTCTTGTGATGGTCCACGACCTGGCTCCAGGGACACCAGCGCCGGAACTCGGGCCATAGTGAAACGCGGAAGTGGGGCAGGTCGGGCGAGACCATGATGCCACTCATCCCGCGCTTGAGGCGGTTGAGCGTCTTGACGATGCCGGCAACTGATTTGCCGCCACCCTCGCCACCTTTCTTGAGAACGTAGCGCGGCGTATCGTTGTATACCGCTCGTTCCTCGGCGTCATGATGCGGTTTGTATTCTTTGCCTGTTTCGCTGTTAAGGTACTCTGTCGGCCAGGTATCAGTTAGCTCATTCTGCCTGTTCCGTCTCTCCAGTTCCGCTTTTGCCTGGAGTTGTTGCACAAACGATGATTGGGTCCTCGCCATTGGCAATCCGTTCTAGTTGTTCGTCTGTCAAGGCCGTCACGTCAATATTGAGTGATTGCTGCCGGTCAACGAAAAGTGCATGGTGTTTTCCGATAAGTGCGAGTGCCGATTGTGCGTCATAAAGCTCAACTTTGATACCATACGCCGTCTGCTGGATGCTCTTGATTAAATGCGTCTTGCCTCGGGCCTCCCGTAGGTCAACACGTGGCTCTCCAGTGGCCCGATCTACCACGACATAATTAGCAATGTCCGCCCGCGCCTGGTCCGCAAGCCGCGCCAACACCTCATCAGCGGACATGGCAGATTCGGCGACACGCTTCTTGATTCTGTCGGCAATTGCAGGTTTTTGCAGGTTTTCCCAACCAACAGAGCCAAGCGTGTTATCATTACCCTCGTAACCTGCCCGCCTCGCCGCCTCCGTCGCGTTCCAGCACTCAAGATATGCCTCAATGAAAATCGTTTGCTTATTCGTCAAGCCTGACATACTTGCCGCCTTCCTCCTGCGGCTCTGGTCTCACCGTCACTATTAATACACACTGCCGCCACGCCAGCAGCTTAATCGCCTCTGCCATTTCGCTTTCCGGTACGTCAAACTGGATGCGCATGCCCCCGCCCGAGCCATCGACCTTGATTGCAGACATTATCGGCGGGAATGCCGCCCTGAACGTCGCGCTATCACCCATTCAAACCCCCCGCAGCGGGTGGGGTAGGAGGGAGGGCCTGCCCCCACCCGCCTCACGAAAGGAGGAAACGCGGGCGACGGTGCTCTAAGCCGCCGCCAGGAAAGGTCATCTCATTGCTCCGATGTAAGCAGCTATAGAGCTACCAATTAACTGCCCAACCGCCAACGCGGCAGCGACGATACCAACGCGCTCTTTGAGTGTGGCGCTATCAGTCTCCAACTTGCGGATGCGGTCTTGATGCTCGTTCAGCTCAACCTTGAACTCGGCCAGCTTCTCCAGCACCGTATCGAGTTTGGCTGAGATGAGCGCCAGTGTCACGCCGCGCGGGCGATCGTGGACGTTGCGGACACCGTCGTCATCCGCCATTGCGTAGTCGGCGGGCAAAGTCGTAGTAGCCCATCGCAGCCAAGCCACCGGCAAGCGCGGTCACTACCAACTCAACCCACGGCACAGCCGCAGGCGGAATAGCACCCTGTGTGAGCGCCTGAGCCAGCCCGACAAAGAGAACGCCCAGGCCCATCGCCAGGGCCATGCTGCCCTTGCCGGTGACGCCGAAGGTTTTGGCCGCCTCGACAATACCGACGATCAACAGCGCAATGCTGATACCTGCGATTGAGAAGTCCATCTGTGCACCTCCAGAGAGATTAAGCCACGGCGGGATATACGGATCGTCGGGGATAGGGCCAGGCGGTTCAGGCGTAGGTGTGGAAAGCGGGGAAGGCGGGTACGTCGGCGTGGACAAAGGGGAAGGCGTCGCCGTGGGGACGACGCAAGAAACGAGCACGAGGGAGACTAACACGAACACACTGAGAAACAATATACGTCTCATAGTTGACTCCTGTGGTCTATTATAGCAGAATTAGAGGCGCTTGTCAATTAGGGGATTCTAACCT